GGGGTTAGCCTGGGCCGACATTAACGCGCGGATGCAAACCAGCGGCGCGAGCCTGGAATCTGTCATCGGTGGCTTGAAAAAGGCCAAGACCGAACAGGCAGCGGCGAACCGCGAGACGCAGAAGAACAGCCAACTGCAAACGCAGGCCCAGCAACTTGCCCAGAATCTAGGCTTGTCGTGGGAGCAGGTCGAGGCCGCGATGCAGGCCAGCGGGGCGCAATTGGGCGATGTGGTGCGCGAATTGGGGCGCGTGGACGCCGAGCAGCGCCGCATCAGGAGCGAGGCCGCCGAGATCGCCGCGAAATATCGCGGCGTCGGCGGTGCAGTCAAGCTGTTTACCGAGGAACTGGAAAAGGCGCGCCGCGAGCACCAGGGGCTTTATGCCGTAGCGAATGACCTGCAACAGATCGGCAACAGTCTGAAGATGAACGCCGGTATCCTCACCGGCGCGGTGGTCGTTGCCGCTAAAGACTACACCACGTTTGCCAAGCAATCCGACGTGGCAGCGCGCTCGCTCGCCCTCTCCGCCGATCTTACGCAGCAATTGCGCACGTTGACCATCGAGCAGTCGGCGTCTCTGGCCGTACTGGATCCGGAGGCGACGGCGACCGGAATTACGATTTGGGCGCAAGCCACCGGGCAAATTATCGAGAGCCAGCAGGAGTTAAATGCGCTGCTCAAACAAACGGTTCCCATTCAACAGGCTGCTGCCCTCTCTCAGACGGACGTGGCAACGCTTACCGACGCGGCAGCGGGGGCGATCAACCAGTACGACCTGACGTTGGCGGATACCACGCGCGTCGTAGCGATCTTCAACAAGGTGGCCGATGACACACTCGCTTCGGTGGGGGATGTGGCCGAGGCGTTCAAATACGTCGGCACGACCGCCGACCGCCTCAATGTCCCCATCGAGGAGACGGCGGCAATGCTGTCGATCCTCGGTGATAACGGCATTCGCGGCACGATGGCCGGCACCAGCTTGGGGCGGATGATGGAGAATCTGCTCGTGCCCAATAGCGAGGAGGCCAAAGAGGTGCTGACTGATCTCTTTGGCAGCGAGTCACCCTTCTTCGACGCGCAGGGGCAATTTATCGGCACGGCGCGGACCATCGACATGCTGGCCGCTGCGACGGAGAATATGACCGACCAACAACGTGAAGCGGCGTTGGCGGTTCTCTTCGACGTGAACGGAATGCGAGCCTTGACCCCCTTGCTGCGCGCGCAAATTGAAGCGCGCAAAGAAGAGAAAAACGCTTTACAAGAAGCCACTGCCGAAATCGAACGCGGCGCGCTGGCGACGTGGGAGCAACAAATCGCCGATTGGGAGGCCAGCGACATATATGCAGTCCAGCAAGCGCAAATGCGTTGGAAGGCGCTGTGGTTGAGCATCGGGCAGCAGGGCGTGCAGTTGGCGCTGCCCTTTCTGGAAAAGGGCACGGCGTTGATTACCGATCTTATCAATACGCTCAACGCCAATCCGTGGATGGTGAAGACGATGACCATGGTGGCCGCCGGTACGCTGGCAATCGGCACGGTCATCACGGCGGTGGGGACTGTCTCCAAGCTGGTCCTCAGTGTGCAGACGGTGGTAACGGCATATAAGGCCACGCTGGCCAAGGCTGAAGCCGCGCGCGCCAACTTCAACACCTCGGTGGCGACCGCTGCCGAGAAATTTCGCGCCATCATCACCCGCGCGGCCACCGAAGCTGCCCAGATCGAAAAACAGGGCGCGGTCGAGGAGGGCGCTATCGAGAAACAAGGCGCGGTGGAAGAAGCCGCCATCGAGAAGTCGAGCGCCATCAACATCGGCAAGATTCTCGGCAGCGCATTGCTGGCGGCCACGGTGGCGGAAGTGGGCAGCCAGGCCCTCACCGGCCAAAGTATCACCGGCTGGGGGTCCACGCGCGAGGGTGAAGCCGCCGCCGTGCAACGTCTGGCCGAATTACAGGGCGCTTCAGTGGAGGAACTGCAAGACGTGCTGGGCGACCTGCGCGCCGATCTCGTACTGCTCGACAAGTACGTGGTCCGCGAGGGCGAGGGCCAGCGCGCCACGCTATTCAACCTGGACTACTGGAAGACCGTCCTGGGCGCCGGCGGCGCGGATACCGCGCGCCTGCGTGAACTGATGGGGGGGACGCTGCGTACCCTCTCCGGCCAGGCGTTAGCTGACAAATACGCCGAGATTGAGGCGGCAATTGCCGGCGTTACAGAAATGCTCGGCAATGGGAGCGGCAGTTTCGGCGAGGCCATAATGCAACTTGCCTTATCCGCCGCCCAGGCCACTGAGGAAACCGAGAACTACAACTACCAGCTTCGAGAGCAAGCCGCAGTGACGAAGGGCTTGGCCTCCCTGACCGAGGAGCAGAAAGAGAACATCGTGGACATTTACACCGAGATGCTCCAGGCGGAGGCGGAGGCCGCGAGCGAATTCCAGACCGCGCTGGCCGAGGCTGAGCGCGATTTGCAGCGCGACCTCGCCGATCTGGCGCGCGACTACCAGAAAAGTCGGGCCGCCGAGGAAGCCTCTTTCTACGAAGCTGCCGCGCAGGCCGCCGCCAACTACCACCGCCAGGAGGCCGAGGCGCAGGCGCGGCACCAGAAAGATATGCAACGGATGCAGGAGGATCACGAGGGCCGTGTGTGGGATTTGACGCTGGCGCGCGATGCCGCCGGTCTGTACAAGGAAAACCAGCAGTACGCGACCGAACGTCAGCGCGCCGAGGAAGATTTCGCCGAGGAGCGCGCCCAGGCCGCCCGCGAATTCACCGCCGAACAGGCCGAACGCGCCGCGCAGCACGCCCAGAAGATGCAGGAGCTGGCGGCGCAATATGAAGTGGAGCGCGCGCAGCGCCTCGCCGATCACGCTGCACAGGTAACGGAATTGCAACAACAGCACGATGAGGAGATGGCCCGGCTCAAACGTGAGTATTTCGAGCGGCTCAATGCCGAATCCGGGTATTACCAACAGTCGCAGTTACAGCAACGGCTTTACCAGAACGCGATGCTGGCCGACGCGCAAGCGTTTTTGATTGCCAACCGTCAACAGTGGGCCAATTACGTGGCTTCTCTGCCGACCCCGCAAACAATGACGAATAGCTGGGATGCGTTTCAGCAATATCAGAAGGGCAGCGGATCGTATCAGGAGGGCGGCTACGTGCGGCATACCGGCCCGGCGCTCGTTCACGCCGGGGAGTATGTTTTGAGCCAAAATACGGCGCGGCAATTGGAGGGCATCTTAGGTGGCCGGCTTACCCAACAGAACGTGGTCGGGCGTGGCGGTGGGGTGATAGTTCAGGCTTCGTTCACCGGCGTAGGGTCGAGCGACCGGGCCTGGATCGAGCAACGGCTCGGCGATTTCAGCAGAGAATTGGCCGAGATACTGCAATGACAGTGGGAGGGTGAGTTGTGGGCGACTATCGTATCGCTGCCACATTTCCGTTAGTGGATGCCGACAAATGTACTGCGTGGCTAGGGCACGCTCCACGTAGTACCTATAATCCGGGCGCGGAACGTCTGACCACGCTCGCCGGGACGACGGTGGACGTGGGCTACCCGCGCGCGGTGTGGGCCTTCGCCGCCCTCAGTATTGCGCAGTGGAGCGCGTTGCGCGACCTGGTGGGCGGCTATTCCGGCGAGGTCTACGTCGAAACGCGCAACGACGTAGACGAGTGGCAGCAATGGCGCGCTCTGGCTCGTTTGCCAGAGCCGCGCACGTTGGAGCGTTGGGGCGGCTACTACCGCGATGTTGAAATAGAGCTTGTTTTATTGGAGGGCGTGTGAATCTCGACCAGGCTCGCCTGCAATTGCTGGCCCCTCCCACGACACCGTTGTGGTGGGGGACGGTAGCGAATTATAACGCCGCCACGTTTTGTCTGACGGTCGCCACAACAGGCGGGGCTTTTCCGACTCACATCGAGAATCTGCTGCTGACCCATATCAGCGCGAACCTGACGCGCGTGCGCGCGCGGGACGGCAACGTGTTGGTTCTGGCTGAGACGCCGGTGGTCTTCGCGGTTGGGGATCAAATCGCGCTCTACGACGCACGGCTGCCGTGGCCGCGCTACCAGCGGATTTATAACGGTATGGTGTATAAGGATTTCGACATCGCGTTTCCCACGCCCTGGCAGGCGGAGTTGCCGCCCACGGCATTGCTGCGTGGTCGGATCGGGACAAACGATTTCGCTGAAGCGGTATGGTGTCAAATCGGTGACGAGATCGAGCTTGACGCCAGCGCATCGTACCCGAATCTGGCCGATGCCGCGCCGCTGACCTATGCCTGGGATGCTGGTGCCGGCGGGGTCATCGCCGGCGCCGGCGCTGCGGTCAGTTGTAGCTATAGCACGCCCGGATTCCGCTACATCCGTCTGGTTGTCTCGGACGCGCACGGCACGACAATTAAACGCTACTTGCCGGTCTGGGTCGGTGATGCGCTGACGGTTGACGGCGTGACCAGTTGTCGCGCGCGCTGGGACATGGCGCGCGGATGGTCACTGGATATAGAGTTGACACATGCTGGCGTGCTGCTGCAATATGGGCCGGCGGCCATCGTTGATGCGGAAACCCGCGCGGTCGTATTCTTCGGCTTTGTGGTTCCCGAATCGCGGAGCACGACCTTCGAGATTGTCACGCAATCGCTGAAACTGGAAGGCGCATTGGCCTTCTCGCGCTTTCTGCACGCCTACCCGTTCCTGGTCACCTCGCTGGTCGATACTGAGACGCCCAGCGAGTGGGCGGAGGTCTACGCGCTAACCCTGGCGCGTGCGCTGTGGTTCTTGCTGTACTGGCACAGCACGTTGCCCGAAGTCGTCAACTGTGATATTGGTGGCGCGCCGGAGCGGTCTATCGCGGGGCAGGAGTTCACGCTCGGTAGCGTACCACAACAGGTCGAGGCAGTGCTCAAAAGCGCGTTCTGGCAAGCGCGCGGGCAACGCTCCGGCGGGTTTGTGGTCTGGACCGATCCGCTGTTTCTGTCTACTGGTGCGTGGGCAGCCTTGAACGCCTACGATCTCAGTGACCCGGCAGATTTGCGTCGGGCAGTGGGCATCGAGCACGCGCAGCCTACCGTCAATCAGGTGCGTTGCGGTGGGGTATATCGCTCTGCCGCGACGTATCAGCCGGCTTTAGCCCAGGCTCCGGCTGCACCCGGACCGTGGGGCGCGCCGGCTGAAGTGAATGGGCTGGCCCCGGTTTCGGCGGCGGAGTTGCAGGCGTGGGCCGGGCGGTACATCGCCATTGAGAACACCGCAGACCGGTATAGCGTCGAGCCGGGGTATGCCATCGACCCTGCGCTCTGGGCGGTTGCCGACCTACCGGATGGTGCACGGATAGCTGTCGAGAGTGCAGACCTCACGTTTGACGCTGCGGGACTGTGCTGGCAGCACACCATTGGCGGGCGGGCCTATGGTCGTGGGGTGAACGCGGTCCCTGTACCGCTACCGCCGCCGATTGTTTACCCAACGCCCGGCCTCCCTCCATTAGTTCCACCAATATGGGACCCGTTGCCCGAACCGGAACATTGGGCTGACGGAAGTCACGTTGTCCTGGTGGTATACAACGCCAATGCGGGTAATGCCGGCGCTATTTTGCGGACACGTAATTTCCTAGACGCCAGTCCCACGTGGGAGAACATCACGCCCGCTAGTTGGGCATTTGTGAGCGACTTACTCACGACGCCGGTGCAACCTGTGGGGGTCAAGGTCAATCAGGTTACCCAATCCGTGTGGGTCACACTGCAGGGTGCTAATGGGGCCTACTGTGTTATCCGTTCAACCGACGCGTTTGGCAGCGCTTCTCCAACATGGGCATTGCTGCCACCGCAATTGAGTGGCAGTGCTCCGCTGAATTATGGCAGCAATGGGTATCAGTATCCACGCTTGCTGTTCGACGATACTCTCACCAATGAAGCAACCATGTTTGTCCGGTTGTCGGAATGTGACGAAAGTGGTGTTTTAATCAGCAACGGGCGAGCGCAGTGGGTTGCGGCGTTCGATGATGCGCTTGCACTGCAAGGTCAAACATTTATGGGGTGGCAACATCTGGTTACTTCCTCAAACGCGACGGTGGATTTCAATGATGATTTCAGTGGATTTTTGACGTTCACCTACTTCACAGAAGTCACTGTAAAGATGCGCCGTTTGGAGATTCCGTTCGGGGCAGTACGTACCACCAGCAATCCGCTGGTGAATCCGTACAACTACATATCATCCGACAATGTGATTGTGCCTGTCTATCCCACAGTCAATGTCGGGACTTTGTTGCGACTCAATGCTTCATCCACCAATGTTTTGCATGTTACCGAGGATCAGATCCGTGCCTGGTCAAACAGTTCCCCGCCCGGTACGCCGGTGGGGCTGGAGTTCAATCCATTTAGCTTTACACCTACCAGCACATCCAGTGAGCAACCCTTTGCGCGCAACCTGGGCAGGCGACCGGGATGGTTCGGCATCTGCGGAAAGACCAGTGCCAGCTATGGCTTGTGGCTATCCACCGATGGCGCGAATAATTTCACGCGGGTACAGGTGTTTGATACGTCTCACTATAACGTCAGACCGGTTTTGTTCCCCAACGACAACCCGTATTATGCTGTATTTCGGCGTTATGGGGGACCAACGATTCCGGCGGGCGTGTTTGCCTGGGACGTGGATGGCGCAACACTGGCCACTAAAACTGGAAATCTGAACAGTGTGGTTGTAGATGCTCAATGGATGGACGCTGGCATCGGCATCCCGCTAGATGTGTGGTGGGGGTTAGAATGACCATAACACGTGAACTAGCGCGAGCGGCTGCCAACATCCGCAAAAAAGGCACGTTTCTGCGCGGGTTATTGGGCGACTTTGACGGCGCGATGGGTGTGCCAGGGCGCGATGGGTACTTCTTTGTTAGGGTCGAAAAGCCGGGCGGTTATGAAGTGGGCGTTTTCCCTGGACGTGTCAGGCCTCTGTATAACCTACCGGTGCGCATAGAGACGCACCCGCTAACCAACGTGCAGTACATCGCCGATGTGGACAACGAGGCGTTAGTGTATAGCGGAGCCGATCCAGCCGGTGTACCCACCATAGACTTGCACGGGGACTCGCACGGGTGGGGCGGCGACGACATGCCGATGTGGTTGCATACCGCCCAACTGTTTCCGCTGCGTTGCCAGCCTCACGAAACAGAAAGCCAATGGGTCCAGATACAAGCCGGGACGTATTTCTCGCAGGGCGTGTTTTCCGTGCTGTATACGCCGTTCGATGTTGATTTGAGCGCGTATTTCCCATCAACCGGACGAAAATTTGTGTTGCTCTATCTCAATGCCGATGGCACGGCTGGAGTGCAGGACGACGGCGCGACGCGGTTGGTCGACCTGACGCCCGCGCCATCGGGGACATACTGGTTGGCCGCGGTAGAGTTGAACGCTGACAGTGTGATTGGCTGGCAAAACATTGTGGACCTGCGATTTATGAATTCCGGGGTGATCAATGGGGGCGAACTATTGATTGGCACGGACCACATCGTGGTCGGCACGGATCACCCTAGCACATGGGGGCGCTGGACACGCATCGGGCATCAACTCGACGCGTTACTGTGCAGCACGCGGGCAACCGGCATGATGGCGTCTGATGACTCGGACTTCATATTTTTGGGGATGGATTGGGTCGCTCCAGACGAGGCACGCGCAACCGTACTGTGGGGCGACAACTCATCCAATAAACTCTATTTTGTATTTCGCCCGGTTGCTGGATGTCAAGAAGTTGTCGGGACTATGTCCAGTGCCGGTGATTGGTGGCTGGCCGGTAATATCGAACAGGAAACAGGCGCAACCGTTGACGGGGTAGATGTGAGTGCGCACGACCACAGTCCAGGGTCTGGTGGCCCCATCCCATTCACAAATCTAAGTGATGTGCCTGATTCATACGCCGGACAAGCCGGCCAAGTTGTCACAGTAAATCCGGCAGAAACTGGTCTAGTATTCGGCCCCGGAGGCGGAGTTGGCGCGGGGTATGCTTATCGGTGGAATGTCGATGGTGCGCTGGCGATTGCAGATGAGATCGACAGTGTTTGGATTGTGCAGGAGGCGTTCACGCCATTATATGTGTGGCTGTACTGTCAGGTTCCGGGTTCTGCCGGTTCGACCATCGTCGATGTCCAGAAATCCATAAATAATGGTTTGTCGTGGGTCTCGTTGTTTGCCACGGGCGGCGACTACCCGGAATTAGCGTTTAATGGCGGCCACGTGGCTCACGGAGTGCCTGATGCCGTCGTGTTATCCACCGGCACGCTGTTGAGGGCCAGGATCACGCAGGTGGCGACCGGTGCAGCAAATGCGTCCGTGCAATTTGCCCCGATCGGTGTCCAATCGTCG